GTTGAGAAAATTGGTGATGAACTCCGTGTTACCGGTGAAATCAAAGTATATATAAAAAAAGAATAATATGCAGGTTCCTATAGATAACATAACTTTTAGCGAAAGTGAATATCATCGTGGAGACAAGATCTGGAAAGCTCAAACACTCTACGATTTTGCTAAGGCAAAAGAATATCCAGTGCTTGATATGCCACTATGGAATATAGACCTTACAGCTGAACCATTTGAATGTAATCAGCTTCACAGTTTCATTTTTCAATGCAAACGGGTGAATCAATGTTCTCTTGAATATCCTATTATCCTTGACGAAGTAGGTCAAATTGCTGATGGCTACCATCGTTTATGTAAAGCGATATTGGAGGGAAAGGAAACAATTAAAGCTATCCGATTATTGGAGATGCCAGCACCTGATAGAATTTCGGAGGAATAAATATGAAAAAGCATACTAGAGTAGTTACAGTGGAATACGTAGTACAGGATTGTCCTATCTGTGGTAAGATTATAGTAAAACACCACCTCTACCCTACCGACGATAAGGATAAGAAAAAGCAAATGAAATAATGGCAAAACCCAAGATTCCAAATCAGAAAAAGAAGTACCAAGAACTCAACGGGAGATTAAACAGATATGTAGCCCTCGTTGAGCAAATATACGACACCCTGAATTTGGAAGCTGCCAAAGCCGTTTCACGTACTAAATATTCCCCTGATAGCGATAAGCCGTTTAAATGGTCTGACTACCCTCAAACTAAAAAGCAAATTGACGATATACAGAAGCACTTTGTAGAGGATATAAACGCAACTATCTATCGCGGTACTACCGAAGAATGGAAGAACAGTAATGAAGCACAGGATTTAATAGCAAACAAAGTATTAATAGCTTATAACGCCCAAGTTGACAGAGAGAAATATAAAGTTTTGTATCAAACAAATTCAGGTGCTTTGAAAGCATTCCAGAACCGAAAAGATAAAGGATTCAATATATCTGCAAAACTCTGGCAGCAATCTATGATCTACAAAGAAGAACTGGAGGCTGCGATCTCATGCGCTATTCAAAAAGGAACCAGTGCTGTTACGTTGAGTAAGCAAATAAGTAAGTATCTTCTTGATTTCCCATTACTGCAAAAAGATTACAAAGACAGATATGGCAGTGCTGAACATATACAAGATTGTGAGTATCGTTCCATACGTCTAGCTCGTTCAGAAATAAACATGGCTTATAGAACAGCCGAAAACGAAAGATGGAAACAAATGGATTTCGTAGTCGGATATGAAATAAAACTAAGTTCTTCTCATCATAGTCGTATGCCACATGGAGACATTTGTGACACACTTGCCGGTAAATATCCTAAAGACTTCACCTGGACAGGATGGCATCCGAATGATTTATGTTATAAAGTTCCTATCCTCAAAACAGAAGAAGAATTCTGGGAATGGGATGGACGAAGCGATGTTTCCACAGAAAGTATAAATGAAGTAAAGGATGTTCCTGACGAATTCAAAAAATGGGTACTCGAAAACCATCAAAAGATCGAGAAAGCCCAGAAAAGAAACACCCTACCTTATTTTTTGAGAGATAACAAATCAATTGTTCAAAATATAAATACCGAGAATTCAGCTAAAGAGCTTGTTAATCGTGCTTCTTTAGTCGGGAATGAGGTACAAAGTTTAGCGGAATCCATAGCTAAAAAGAATAAAGGATTTGTAACGCCAATCAATTACAAAAGCATCTCATCAATAACAAGAAAGGTTACAACGGAAGGTATAACTCCATACGATATAAAAGACGCAGTTAGGACGACAATTATAGTCCCCAGATCACAAATAGATCAAGTATTAAACGAACTGTCTGAAAGCGATTCGTTTGTACGACTGAAAAGGCAAAAACCGGAATCCTTTATGGGATATAGTGGCAATATAGTCAATATCCAAACATCTAACGGATTAATTGCCGAAATTCAAGTTAATACAGAACGTATGATTTATGCCAAAGAAAAGCCGGAAGACGCAAAAAGAATTCTTGGAGAAAAACGTTGGAAAGAAATACAGAAGCAAACAGGTATGGAAGGAGGATTAGGACATAAATATTATGAAGAATGGCGAGTATTAGACAAAGCTGATAAAAAGGCACAAAAAATAGCTGAAAAATCAATTGAATATTATAGTCATTTCCAATAAAAATCACTATCTTTACATATAAAAATGAACCAAAAGGAATTATATAATAAATTACAGTCAGGTGAAACGGTTTATTTACTTGACGATTTTGAGGAAGCAGTTATCCGTTTACATCTCGATAACGGTCAAACAAAATCGTATATAAAACATCGTGGGCGTAACGAGATAGAAATTCCACAATCCAATGAAACAGTTTGTAATATAATTCTTGGCGGAAAAGAAATTTCAAAATCAGAATATGACAGATATTAGTACTTTATTAGAGAAAGCGCTTCATATAGCAACAGATGCGCATATTTATCAAGTTGACAAAGCAGGAATGCCTTATATACTTCATCCTATCCGCGTCGCAAATAAATGTTCTACAGATAACGAAAGGATTGTTGCTTTGCTGCATGATACGATAGAAGATACTGAAGTTACCGCTGATTTTTTACTAATGGGAGGATTCCCACAATATATTGTTGATGCTATTATTTCAGTTACTCGTAATAAAGGAGAAAGTTACGAAGATTTTATAAAACGTTCTAAGCTTAACCCTATAGGAAGACAAGTTAAATTGCATGACTTGGAAGACAACATGGATATAACACGTTTGAACGAACTTACAGAGAAAGATATTTACAGATTAAACAAATACCTAAAAGCATATAGATACCTAAAGGAATAGCCTAATTAAATGCCTTTCATTCAGGCAAATCCAAACATTTACTTTTTATATACTTTAACACTAAAAATGATTGAGTTTACGCCACTTTTACTACTTTTGTATCAGATGCGTATGAAGACGTACGCCACAGAACTTGTCGTAAAAACTCATTGCTCTATTGTTTGGTAAAGTTCTAAGCGAATAGTCTGCTGGTATACGTACTTCGCAGACTATTTTAGTAACCAAAACATTGTACAATGGACAGAAAACAACAAGTATTGTTGAGATTGAAACCGAAAGTGAAGGCGTTCGGGTTCAATAAAAAGGAATTGATGAGTGTCGCTGCCAAGATTGCCGACAATCTAACTTCCACAGACGATGCCTCCGATGAGGACGTAAACGCAGAAATTGATACAGCTATTGATGCGGTTCTCCCCTACCTACAAGTCAGCCAGTCTTTTGCAAATCGAGTAATCGAAGAAAACCGTAAAAAGAATGACGACGATGAAACCGATGACGACGATGACGATGAGTCATCAAATTCCACTAATCGCCAGCCGGGTTCAAACAAAAAAAATCCCCAAAACAAAGGAAAGAATGATGATGCCCCTGAATGGGCTAAAGGTTTGGTTCAGACAGTACAAATACTGAATGATGAAATTGCAGCATTAAAAGGTGAAAAAGTAACCACTACACGTAGAGAAAAACTTGAATCCCTTTTAAAAGATGCTGGTACATTCGGAACTCGCACATTAAAATCCTTCAATAAAATGAAGTTTGAAAATGATGAAGAGTTTGAGGAATTCTATTCCGAAGTTGAGGAAGATTTGAAATCTTACAACCAAGAACGTGCCGACGCAGGGCTATCCAGCCTAGGCAATCCTCCAGGTGCAGGAAGTAAGAAGCAAGAAAAGAATGAAGTATTAACTGACGAAGAGGTCATAGCAATAGCTAAAGGCCTTTAATCAAAAACAAATTAAAAATGGGTGCAAAAGCTGATTTAGTCAACGAACAAGAAACAATCCTAACCGGAATGGATTCGATTGTTATTCGTAACTATTTGGGCGGAATTATGAATGGGCGGACATTAGACATGACTGGATTTAAGCAGTCTGTAATCAAAGCCGGCCACATCGTTATCCGCGATACAGAGAACGATACTTATAAGCCGATGCCTGTTAATTCAGCAGGTACAGCTTACGATTCATTACCATCCAATCATGAATATGTTGGCGTAGTTGTTTGTTCAAAACCTGCCGACAAACCATTTGTAGGCATTATGTATGCTGGTGAAGTTAATGATGTGGCAAGTCCTTATTCCGTTGACAGCATCAAAGCTGCATTAAAAACGGCATTGCCGCAACTCGTTTTTTTACACGATTAAAAGGAGGTGAAAGATGAATGAATCATTGTTTATTGAATTTGTAAGAAGAATATGGCCTAAATTAAGCCTGTATGTGAAAGAAAAGATCAATGATACAAACAAGACATTGACCTATCTTCACAAAACGATGCTTACTAAAGTGTACTCCCCCGATCAGAAATGGGAAGGCACATCTGCCAATACTACGTATGTCGCTGCTGATATGGTGGCTATGGACTCTCCGCTTTCACCTAAAAAGCGAGATTCTATCGCACGGTCAAACGGAGAATTGCCTAAGATTGGAATTAAAAAGATTCTAAGAGAGACCCAAATTAATGCTATCAACATTATGAGAGCTCATTTATCCAACGCCAGCACGGATGCAGCTAAGAAATCTGTTCTTAACCGCATAATCACTCGTATGTTAGACGATGGAACAGCTTGCTCTATTGGTATTGATGAGAGAAATGAAGCAAATTTCCTTACAGGACTATCCGATGGTGTCATTATTGTTGAGGGTGACGATGATAAAAATACTGGTATAGGTCTCCGTGTTGATTATGGTTATTTACCAGAACATAGCTTTGGGGTTGTTACTACCGGTGAAGTTACAGGAGATGATATTGAAAGAGTTATAAGTAAAGCTAACGATGACGGTAACAGTATTTCAGTTATTATGCTGGCTTTATCTACATATAACAAAATGCGTCAATCTCAATGGGCTAAAGAACTAGCCGCAAATTATCGTGGTCAAACCTTTGATAATGATACTAAACTTCCGGTTCCTACATCTACTTTATTTGACGAAGCGTTTTCGGATCAATATGGTGGCATTTCGTTCTTGAAAGTTGACCGTTCTGTTACCTATGAGAAGAATGGGAAAAGGGTTTCTTATAAGCCGTGGAATGCAAACAAACTTATATTCCTCCCTTCCGCTGATAATGTAGGTTCTTTTGTATGGGGAACTTTGGCTGAAGCAACTAATCCCGTTAATGGAGTGGAATATACTACTATTGACGAATATAAGTTGATTAGCCGCTACTCTAAAACAGACCCGCTGCAGGAATTTACAAACGGACAGGCTATCTGCTTACCGGTTATCGAAAACGTAGATCAAATCTATTCTTTGGATATACTGGAAGCCCAAACAGTAGACACAACAGAAGAAGAGAAAGATACTTCTGATGTTAAGATTACAATTTGGGGAGCAACTTACAAAAAGCCGGAGTTTGTGACGGAATATAACAAGATTGCAGGCAAGAACCTTACTTCCACCGTTTCCGATGATAAACTAATCGCAGCAGTCAACAGATTAAGTGACGCAGACGAAGAAGCATTGAAAAAGGCGGTTGAATCTCATAAAGCATCGTAAACCATGAAGACAATTCAGCAAGCCCTCATAGACGAAATACATTATCCGATCCCTATCGGTTTTGTAGAGAATGTGATGATTAAACGTAATCTCAATGGTGATGATGAGTTTAATTACGACATAGCTCATTCTAACGAATATCAGGGAGCTCTAGCTGATTGTCTTTGGTCTTTGGTTCAGGCTATCAATTTCTCTGAAGCAGACAAGTCCTTCGGGGCTTTGTCTGATAAAGACAAAGAACGAATACTATTACGTG